CCGTCACCGGCTCCGGCTTCGGCCCGAACTGCATCGTGGTGTTCGACGACGCCGACCAGCCGACCACCTACGTCAGTCCGACTGAATTGACCGCGGACTGCCCGGTCGCTGCTGCGGCTGCGGTCGTCGACGTCGAGGTGCATCGCGGCGAGGAGATGAGCGACGTGCTCACCTTCGAGTTCACCGCGGTCGCGCGCATGGGCGCCGCCAAGCGCGAGCAGAAGCCGCAGAAGAAGCCGGCCGACAAGCGCAAGAAGAGCAAGAAGTAGGAGCGCGTCATGGGCTGGCCGGTTGTCACGGTTGCATCGGGTGGCCTGCCCGTGATCGACGTCACCGGCACGTTCCCGCGTTTGGGCGTGCCGGTGAGCGAGGCGGCCAACGGCCGCGGCACGCCGGTGACCAAGGTGGTGGCGCCGCGCATGGCGCTCGCCGTCACCTTCGTGGTGCCGCCGCTATTGATGCTTGCAGGAGCTGCCGATGGACGTGAGGCTGATCGAGATAGAGCCGGGCCGCTGGCGCGTGGACCGGCGCAGCGCGCCCCCGGCGCGCTCAAGCCTGCCGTGCCCGAACGTGATCTCGGACGCGATGCCACCGACTGAACAGGTCGACGGAAGGTTCTACGAGAGTAAGAGCCAGTTCCGCGCGGTCGGCCGATCGCTCGGGCTGGTCGAGGTAGGGAATGAAAAGACCAAGCCGAAAACACGCTCAACCGATAACCGCGACACCAAAGCGAAACGGCGCGAAGCGGTCCAGCGCGCGGCGTCCGCATATCGAGCAGGAATACGACCGAAAGTTCGCGCAAGTGCGCGCTGACATCGATCGTTTTGCCAAGGCCCATCCGGATTTCGACCGGCTGTCCGATAAGATCGAGTACCTGTTGCGCGCGGTGCGGCTCGATCTGGAGGAAGCCTACCATCTGGCCGCCTTCATCGACTGCCGTGCCCGCCCCCCAGCGCGTCTGGACGCGGTCAAGCGGGCACTGGCAAAACGCGGCTGACCGCGCGGCGGACGGGGGTCCGGTCGCGGTTGTCCACAGGCTACCCACAGGCTCGTCCTAACCGCCGCTCGTCGCGGCCACGCAGGACGTCGCCATGTCAGATACTGCCGTTGCTCCCGATACCGCCCCGCCGTCGCAGCCAGCCCCGCAGCCGAACCAGACCGAGGTCCCGGTCAATCCCAACCCGGTCAGCGCGCCCGCGCCGGTGGGCTCGCAAGCGCCGGCCAAGCCCGAGGCGCCGCCGACCTCGCGCCGCGAGGCGATCCAGCGCGCCTTCGCTAAGGTCGACACCCGGCCCAAGCCGGAGGCGGCCCGGCCGAAGATCGGGCACAACCAGCCGCCCGAGCCGATCGACCGCGAGAAGCCGACGATCGACCTCAAACGCTCGCCGAACGACCAGCCGAACCAGAAGGCCGCAACTTCCGCGTCTGGGACCAAACCGGACGCAACTCCGCGCGATCGCGCCGAGCACGGCCATTTCGCGCCGCGGGAGAAAAGTCTAGACCCCTCCGCAAATCCGCAGGGGGTCCAGACAAAACACGCGCAGCTGCCCGAGACGGCGCCCTACCGCGACCCGCCGGTGCGCCTGCACGAGCGTGCCAAGGCGGACTGGGCCGCCACGCCGGAGAGCGTGCGCGGCGAGATCCACCGCGCCAGTGGCGAGTTCCAGCGCGCCTACGACCGGTATCGCGCTGACCACCAGATCATGGAGACGATCCGGCCGTTCCAGCAGATGGCCGCCCAGCAGGGCACCACCTTGGAGCGCGCGCTCACCAGCTACACCAGCATGGAGAACCGGCTGCGGCAGGACCCGGTGGCCGGCTTCGACGTCATCACCCAGAACCTCAACCTGAGATCCGACGACGGCACCCCGATCACCTTCCGCGACATCTGCTGGCACGTCATCAACCAGACGCCCGAGCAGCACCAGCTGGTGCAGGCCAAGAACATGCAGGCGGCGCAGCACGCCCAGATCGGGCAGCTGCACCGTGAGATCAGCCAGCTTGCAACCGGCATCAAGCAGATGCAGTATCAGCAGACGTTCAGCCAGACTCGCAGCGCGCTTGATCGGTACGCCGACGCGCACCCAAGGTTCGACGAGCTGGGCGATCTGATCGAGCAGGAAATCAAGCTCGGCTTCACGCTCGACCAAGCCTACGCCAGAGCGGACAGGCTCCGCCCGGCAACCCACGCGGCTCAGACCCGCACCCCGACGGCTCAGACCCGTACCACCGGCAGATCGATCAGCGGCGCACCCGCAGGACCCGCGAACGGGGCCGGACGCCCGCAACGACCCGTCGGCCGTCGCGAGGCGATCGCCAGCGCCATCAAGCGCGCGAGCGGCTCGCTCTGACCCTTTGAACCCTCGGGAGCACCCTGATGCCCAACGTCACCACCAATGCTGCTTATCAGCAGATCCTGTCGATGGCGGTCGAGGACCGCTCATCGAGCTACGAAGATCTCGTGTCCAACAACAACGCCCTGCTCGCGGTCATGCGCCGCAAGGGGTTGTGGCAGACCTACTCCGGGCCGCGCATTCGCCAGACGCTGCAGATCGGCAAGCAGGTCGCGCAGTGGTATTCCGGCTACGACCAGCTGCTCAACCCCGCGATCGACCTGTTCAACGACGCCTTCTTCGACCCGAAGATGGTGGTCGTGCCGATCGTGCTCAGCATGCAGGAGATCCTCAACAATCAAGGCGAGAACCAGCTGGAGGACGTGCTCGACGCCTACATGGAGGCGGCCGAGCGGGCGCTGGAAGATGCCATGGACGCTGGCCTCTACGGCGACGGCACCGCCAACGGCGGCAAGCAGATCACCGGGCTGGCCACCGCCGTGCCGATCGTCACCAACACCGGCGTCTACGGCGGCATCGACCGCGCCACGGCCACGATCTGGCAGACCAAGACCTTCGACGCGCACACCTACAGCGCGGCGATCGGCACGCAGGTCAACGCGACCACGATCCGGCCGCTGATCAACGCCGTGATGACCAAGCAGAGCCGCAACCGCAACTACGCGGACCTGCTGATCATGAGCCCGGAACATTACGCCGCCTACGATGCCGCAACTGTCGCGATCCAGCGCCAGCAGGGCAGCACCAGTCTCGGACAGCTCGGCTTCACCGCGCTGGAGTATATCGGCGGCGGAAAACGGGCCGAGATCGTGCTCGACGGCGGCATCGGCTCGAACATGCCCGCCAACACGACCTTCGGTCTGAACACGGACAGCTTCCGCCTGCGCTACCACCCGAGCCGTAACTTCGACAAGCTGTTCGAGGGCGAGGGCCAGATGCCGATCGACAAGGACGCGATCGCCCAGTTCATCGGCTGGATGGGCGAACTGACCATGGTCAACCCGCTGTTTAACTGGAGGTTGTACGACTCCGTCCCGGCCTCCTGATTGATTGGGGCGGGCGAACCCCCTGATCCTTCCTCGCTCGCTCCGACACCCGGAGCCGCCGGCCGTTCAGTGACGAGCCTGTCGGTCGGCGGCTCCGCCCGTTTCCCGTGAAACACTGGAGCTACGAATGCAGACGAGCCAACTCCGCCACCCCGACGATGCGCTGGTGGCGACCTTCCGCATGATGGCGCTGAAGAACGAGGCGCGCAGCTCGGCCGAGGGCCGACCCATTTTCGAGGACGTCGAGGTGGTGGAAATCCGCGTGCCCGGCTCGCGCAACTGGACGCCCTACCCGGCCGCGGCGCACTCGCATTGGGAGAACAACCCGTTTTCCGGCGAGCAGACCTCGCGCACCTACATCGAACGCTTCCCGCGCCAGTACGCGCAGTTCAAGGCGCAGCTGCAGCAGACCAAGACCGGCACGCCGCTCGACCACGCGCCGTTCCTGTCCGAAGGCAAGCGCGCCGAGCTACGCGGGCAGAACATCTACACCGTCGAGCAGCTCGCGCTGATCGACGGGCAGGAGCTGAAGAACCTCGGCCCGCATGGCCGCGACCTGAAGAACCAAGCGATCGAGTACATCGACCAGAGCAAGACCAACGCCCCGAACACGCAGCTGGTCGAGGAGCTGGAGGCGCTGCGTGCGCGCAACGCCGTGCTCGAAGAAGACAACGAGGCGCTCAAGAAGAGCGGCGGCGAGGGCCAGTTCAAGGAGATGACCACTGACCAGATCCGCGACTACGTCACCGCGCACACCGGCCAAGAGCCGATCGGCAATCTGAACCGCAAGGCGCTGGTGCGCATGGCACTGGAAGCGCGACCCGACAAGGCGGCCTGAGATGACACTGCTGGCGGTGGTGAAGGACGTCTGCGCCACCGTCGGCGTGCAGGTGCCGCAGACGGTGTTCGGCGGCATCGCCAACAATCGCACGATGCAGGAGATGTTGTCGCTCGCCAACGAGATGGCCCAGCGCATCGCCTACGACACGCGCGACTGGACCGCGCTGAAGGCGACGCAGGTCTTCACCGGCGACGGCGTGCAGACCGCCTTCTCGCTCCCGACCAACTACAAGCGCATGCCGGTCACCGCCAACGTGTGGCGCTCGACCGACACGCAGTCGCCGATGATCTTCATCGCCGACGCCGACGAGTGGTTGCAGCGCCGCATCTCGAACGTGGCCGACTACGGCGGCGGCGAGTGGACGATGATCGGCGGCGGCATGGTGTTCTCGCCCGCGCTCGGCGTCGGGCAGACTGCCACGTTCGTCTACCTCGACAGAAACTGCGTGGCGCTGACCAGCGGCGGCTTCGGCGACAGCTTCATGGCCGACACCGACAGCTTCCGCCTCGATGAGCGGTTGCTCAAGCTGGGCATGGTTTGGCAGTGGAAGGCGCAGAAGGGCTCGCCCTACGCCGAGGACATGGGCAGCTACTCCGACGCGCTCGCCAATGCGATGGGGCGCGACCAGCCCGCGCCGATCATCATCGACCGCCGCCCGATCTCGCACACCATGCGCCACAGCTATCCGTGGCCGGTCCCGACATGAGCGCGCACGCCGCATTCCGCCGCCAGCCGGTGCCGGGCAACTACGCGCAGGCGCTCAAGACCGTGACCCTGCCGGCCCCGACCCGCGGGCTCGTGCAGCACGAGAACGACGCCTACATCGGGCCCGGCGCCGCGATCGTCTCGGACAACTGGTTTCCCACCATGAAAGGCGTCAAGCTGCGTGGCGGCTCGACGCGCTACGCCACGCTGCCCGACGCCGTGCCGGTGATCTCGTCGTTCGAGTACGTCGACACCGCCCAGCACCGCATGTTCGCGGCGCAGGAGACCAAGGTCTACGACGTCACCACCGGCGTGCCGGCCGCGATCGCCACCGGGCGCACCAGCGGCAACTACTCCGCGACCGTGCTCGCCAACTTCGGCGGCTACTGGGGTATCGCGGTCAACGACGCGGGCGATCCGGTGCTGCGCACCAAGGACGGCATCACATGGGCCGAGCTGCTGCCGCCGGCGGTCCCGGCGGATGGCGCCAGCGCGATCACCGGACCCGCAGGCTCTCCGGTCGAGTTCGGTCGCAACCTGTCCTACGTCTGCAAGTACCGCAACCGGCTGTTCTTCATCGAGAAGCGGTCGATGAACGTCTGGTACCTCGGCGTCGACGCGGTCGGCGGGCTGCTGACCAAGATCCCGATGTCGGGCGCTGCGACACGCGGCGGCTACCTGATGTTCATGAGCAACTGGTCGATCGATGCCGGCGACGGCATCGACGACAAGCTGGTAGTCGTAACCAGCGAAGGCGAGGCGCTGATCTGGACCGGCAACAATCCGGGCGACGCCGCGAATTGGCGTCAAGAGGGCCGCTACTTCGTCGGCAAGCCGCTCGGGATGAACGCGCACGAGCAGGTCGGCGGCGACCTGCTGATCCTCACCGTCGAGGGCGTCGTGCCGATGAACCAAGTGATCACCAAGTCGGCGGGCGAGATGGAGCTGGCGATGGTCAGCCGCGCCATCAAGCGGATGTGGCGCGAGGAGGTGGCGATCAACACCACCTACCCGTGGACGATCCGGCGCTGGGACGAGTACGGCGGCATCTTCATCACGCTGCCCGGCGGGCGTCCGGGCAACCAGTATTGCCTCGCCATGAACAGCGCCACCGGCGCCTTCGGGCGCGGCGTCGGCTGGGACGCGCTCTGCTTCCTGCGCCAGCGCGCCAATATGTTCTTCGGCACGCGCGACGGCCGCATCATGCAGATGGAGCGCACCGGCTCCGATGACGGCCTTCCCTACGTCGCTACGCTGGTCGGCGGCTGGGAAATGTTTCAGGCGCGCTCGATGATGGTGCACTGGCGGCAGGCGCGCGCGATCTTCACGACATCGGCGAGCGAGCCGTTCGTGCCGCAGCTCGACGCCACCACCGACTACATCGTCGAGATCCCGCCGCCGCCGCAGCCCGGCCCCGACCCCGGCCCGGCCGACGTCTGGGACGAGGCCAAGTGGGGTCCCGACATGGGCGGGCCACCGCCGCCGGTGCCGACCGCGCCGCAGCGCGACGCCTACGGCCAGTGGGACCAGCCGGCGCGCAACCGGCCGGCCAACCGCAACACGATGTGGGTGAGCATCGGCAAGACCGGCTTCAGCCACGCGCCGATCGTTCAGGTGACCGTCGCGCAGCAGGCCAAGCCCGACGTCGAGCTGGTCGCGATCGCCGCGATCTTCGAGGTTGCCGGAACCAACGTCTAGGGAGAGCGACATGGCAGAACCCGGCTTTGCAGGCAGCATCATCCGCGGCGACTACGGCGGCGGTGGTGGTGGAGGCGGCGGCATCGATCCCGAGACGCAGCGCATGCTGATCGCGCAGGCGATGATGCAGCAGCAGGGCGGCGGCGTCGGCCCGACCGGCTTCGGCGGCGGCGTGGCCGAAGGTGCCAACCCGCTCGCGGCGTGGAATTTCTATGGCGCAGGCCCTTCCGCCAGCGATAGCGTCACGGGTGGCCATTCGGGCTTCGGCAGCATGGGCTCGCTGGGCGGTGCGCTTGGGATCGGCGGCATCGGCTACGATACCGGCGGCGCGCCAAGCTCCGGGTCACTTGCGGGACCGGCGGGCTCCATCAGCGGCTTCGGCGGCCCGCTCGGTGCCTCTGCTGCTGGCAAAGGGAGCGGCACGTTCGGCGGGCCCAATGCCACGG